TTGAGCCAGACGAACAACTGGTGTTCCGGTTGTCCATGGCGGCACGCAGAATTGGAGGGATCTGTCGATCAATCCGATTCCGCGTTAACCCCGGAGCTTCTCACATATCTGTGACAAGCTCTGGGGAATTCGGCCATCCTATCTCCGATGGGGGACAGGCAGCCGCAGTTGTGGAAGCTATGAGGAGTATACTCCTTGAAGTACCACAAGAATCCCGAGAGGAGGACACTCCTTTTGGGATAGCAAGGCACTGGAGTGGTATACCACTCTGGAAAACCTTGTTCAGAGAAATTCCAATCCCACCGGAACAGGAATTTCTTACCGAATGGTACTTGGTAAAGGACCAACCGGGAAAATTCCGAGGGCTTGATGAAGTCACCGGAATTCAGATACTGTATGTGGCATGGCGACAGCTAGTGCCCATACCAGTATTACGAGCTGAAGTTGTCCCAGAAATGGGAAACAAGGCCCGTCATGTAACACTTTCGGACTATTGGCTTAATGTGTTACAGTCACCATTGTCTCATCTATTGATTGACGCGATGATGTATCACCCCTCCGTCTTCTCCAGTTTTCACCGACAGGATCAAACCTGGGAAGCCGTGAAGGGTATGTGTCTAAAGAAGCAGCTATCGCTGCCGCCAGGACACGCAGTGTTGAGTAGTGACCTAAAGGACGCTACCAACGCTCAACAATGGAGCATTACGAAAGCGATGCTCCAAGGGTTTATAAGAGGCTTTGGACTATCGTTCAGTGACTCTTATGTAGAACTGGTACTAGGTACGATAGGACCTAGGCTAGTTCTTTTCCCGGACGACACTAGCGTGTTATCCAAGGTCGGAATTATGATGGGTGAGGCTATCGCTAAACCCTCATTAACTCTACTCAATCTATCGATTGAGGAATTAGCATTTCTGGACCATACTAATGGTCTAGATCTGCTATCAACAAGTGATCCAGCACCCTATAGGGACTGGAGATACTTGCACATAGGAGGTGACGATCATCTAGCGATGGGACCCATCCCCTATTTAAACCTGATCACGGATTATCATCTTAGAGCAGGTTCACACATATCTCCGGGGCAACATGGTTACTCCAGGATATGTGTTAAGTATACCGAGAGGCTTGTAAATCTACAGAACCTACAGTATAAACAACCCTTCAACAGAGAAGACTATAGTCGATCCATTATCGTGGACTCTGTAAAGGTTAGACTCCTTGAACGTGGTCAATCGACTATGCTCAAGAAGGACAACAAGAATGTTGCGATTGGTAAATCGGAACAGCTTGGTGGATGTCTTCAATGGTTACCTACCGATAACCGATTTTGGACATATACGAAGAAGGCAAGTATTCGAGCCCTATTCGTTGAACGCATGGGGAGCCTACTACCTCGACAGAGTGTAAACCCTCGTGCGTTTGCCGCAATCCATCTACCTAGTAAGATAGGTGGTTACGGTTTAGGAATGAGAGACGAGCTAGAAAAG